TCCTGAGTTTCAAACTGTCTATAAACATCTAAATTCATAGACAAGACAGAGTCTACGATGCTACTCATTATATAATCTCTGCTTTAATTGTTAAGACATAGTCGGCTAAAAGATTATCTGCTAGGGCGTTTCCTGTGCCAGTGTAGGCATCTCCAGTGTACTCAAAATCCCAATCGAATGTAGATATAGACTTTACGTACTTGTTGCGCCAGATAGTATCCTTAGAAAAATAATCTTTCATCAATTCAGCTGTTGCTAATTCTACGTTCTCAGGAACTTTCTCCCAGCCAAATCTTGCAAATACTTTGTAAGGAACTCCAGAGTGAAACACTCCTGAATAATCGTGAATACTTGGAGGAACCATTCCGTTAGCAGTATATACGGTATTGTCTACCATTCCTGCTCTATTGATTCTAATTGAATATCCGCTCTCAGAAATTTGAACTGGGAAGTTCCAATTATCAATATTATTAATATTGTCTCTGAGAAGTATGTCGTTTACAGACAATGTGTGAAGTTGATAAATTTTAGCTGGCAATGGAAGAGTATCATACTCATACCCATATACCGTCAAAGTCTCGTCATAGAGATAAAACTTCTGACCTGTATATTCTTCTATTTGTTTACGAGCATATCTTTCTGCTCTAATTAATTCTTTGTAAGACTTATATGACGGGTCTGAAGAATCTGTGCTATATCCAAGATCTTGAATATAGTTGAAGTCTATGTATGGAGTTACTACCTGTACATCATCTGATCTTACTACCGCCACCCCTCCTACGGAGTATTCCCAATTTACCTTTAATGTTTTGTTTCTATTTGTAAGAGCATAGGGCACGTTAACCACATACGTTCCAGGATTATTTTCGTCTAGTGTAGAGGTTATTGTTGCAAGTACGGTTGTTGGGAGTACGGCAGGGCTAACTCTTGCATCTAGCGTTACGTCATATATTTTTACAACAGGTAAAGCGTCAGCAACTGCAATGTCACCATTCCAAAAGATCTGATGGACAATCGGTGATTGTGAATTAATTAATATCTCTGCCATTTTATAGGCTTAGATTAACTGTAGTACTCCTGTACTTCTCTGGGAGACGCTAATCTAAAGCCCTCCTCCTTATCAAAAATTTCTTGTGCTACATCTTCAGATACTGCTACGAATGGGTGTTCTTTTGTGAAGGTGACTCCCATAATATCAAATCTAAAGTTCTCTCTTGTCATTCTTACTAATACTGTGTTTTCTGGCTGTGCTGCTTTTGGATCAAACTTTGGCAATATTTCTACTGACATATCTTCTGACTCTTCTTCTATCTTTTTAATAGTGCTGTTATATACAGACCAAGTAACGCCCTCTTCTGCAAGAGCGGCAACAATGTCGGCTTTAGTCTTTAGGCCGTCGGCATCGACTGCAAAGTCTTCTGCAATCTTTTTTAGCTCTGATATCTTTAATGTCTCAAATGACATGCAAATCTCCTATTTCTACTTAAAGCAATTATAGCATTGTTAAATTAAAATGAAAAGCCCCCAAAATTAATTGGGGGCCTTTCCAGCTGGTTAAATCCTAATTAATTAGGAAGCAACCTTAACGTTGCGAACAACTACCCAGGCGTCTGCCTGCTCGATTTGAACGCCAACACGAGTATACAATGTGTACTCGATTGAGTCCTTACGTGGCTCGAAGAAGCGGTAAACTGTTACATCACGCTTGATACCAATAACTACGTTATTTGGGAATGTCAAGTGGACGTCGCCGTGTACTCCTGATGGAGATGTGTATGAACCTGTCTGTGTCTCATTAAGAAGTGGTACTTCAACAATCGGAATACCGAATGCGAATGGTGCCACATATCCTGCTGGTCCACCTAGAGGTGCAGTTCCACCACGGATTACGCTTGATGCGATATCTTGTGGAATTGTTTGGTTTGTTCCAATGCTGTTAGCATATAGGAAATCCTGAATCAGGTTTGATCCTGCTAGGAAGCGAAGGTCTGCACGACGTTGCTTGTACTTACGTGGCATTGCCTTGAGTGCCTTGTTAAACAACTCACGGCTTACGCCTGCTCCAAGAGCATCTACTACGTGTGCATTAGCCTTTGCCTTCTTTACAACGCCATCAAATGACTTGTATAGGGCATCGCCTGTTAGTGCAGTATCTCCATTGAGGATTACATCTTCAATGTCATTACCTGCCTGTGTTGCCATCAAACGTGCAATATGATCTTCAAGATCTGCACCTTCGATGTTATCTTCTAGAGACTCTGTTGAAAGCTCCCAATCCATGCGGAGTTTCTTTGTTGTCAAAGAGATTTTTGAGAAAGTTACTGCGCCATTTACGGCTGTATTGTCACCTTCGGTTGCAAGCTTCATAAGCTTCTCACCAACGGACATACGATCAATCTCAGATGTGTCTGCCTTCATACGAACTGTACGGGCGACCTTACCAATTACGGTAGCGTCGAACATGTAGTCCAGGAAGCGAGCTGATTGTTCTGCGTTTAGGAGACCAGCATTGCCTGACTCGCCAGCTTTATGCTGACCGCCGACACCTGTAACTCCTGCAAAAGTACCTGTTGCAGTTGTACCTGCAGCGATAGCTTTTTCTAAGTTTTCATTACTCATTTTATATTTTCACCTACCTTTATTTTAGTTAAAAATTTCGTTCACGGAACCAAGGAAAGAACCGTTCCACTTTGATTTTTTGATCATTACTTCCTGAGACCCGCCAAGGTCAGAGGACTTCTTAATTGCAGTCTCTGATTCTACTGCATCGACACGCTTCTGTACACCATCAATCGTGTTCTTGATATTTTCAACAGCAGTTGAGAGTGCTGTGTGTTGTTCTGCCAACTCTGAAATTCGGCTATCTACGCTCTTGCTGAACGCTTCAACTGTATCTTTAATTGTTGAAACCTGTACTGCATTTGCTTCTGTAGCTTTATTCAATGTCTCTGAGAAAAATCCCTTAAGGTCGCCAAGCATTTTAGCAAAATCAGGTTCATCAACCATAACTTCTGATACATCGGCTGCTTTTTCTAGAGTTTCGGCAGGAGCGTCTTCTACTGGTGCTTCTTCAACTGCTGGTGCTTCTTCAGCAACAACTGGTGCTTCTGCTACTACAGTCTCTTCGACTGTTGTGTTTTCTGTATTCTCTGACACTTCATTACCTCCTTCTATGTCTGCCTGTTTTGCAATTTGTGTTTCAGGCGTGGACAATCTTGATTTTTTATGTAAATCAAGAATCTTGTTTATTTCTTTTGCTTTGTTAACATCGTTTGACTCTACCCATCCAATTAGTGTTGCAGGTTTTCCTGTAACTGGGGAATCGTATGATGCTTCTGTTGAAATAAATACTGAGTCTGAGTCTGCACAATAAAAAATGTTTTCTGCTTTAACCTCAGTTGCTATTCCTTTAAATATTAGTTCGCCATTCATCTTAGATATAGACAAGATGTTGCAAAGTTCGTTTGCTGGAGAGTCGACAATTGAAAGTTCCATCAATGAGTAATCTTTGATAAATCTTGTAGTCTTGCCAGTTGACTTGTTAACTTCGTTGTCTGATTCAATGATCTTTCCGCCGATTGAAAATCCTGTTAGTGTTCCGTCTAGAACTTTTTCCCAGGTATCCTGAGCGCCTTTTGAAACATATGCATCTACATAAACTCCGTTGTAAAATTCTTGTGACTTTGCATCATAGTATGTTTCTGGCTTAAATGAAATCATTTTGCCTACTGCGTTTGAGCTGTGCATCTCACGAATGTTTCCACGGAAATTTTCAAAAGCTTTAATGCTTGCTTCCATGGTAACTACGTCACCTGTCTGATCAACGTTGTCTAGTGTTGCAAAGCCCGAGACAGTACGCTTTTCACGGTTGACTTTTGTAAATGGGACCGATAAAACTATCTGATCGCCATTGGAAGACCATAAGGATTTTTCAATGTTCATATGCTTAATTTTATAACGTTATCGTATATAAGGCAAATAATGGTTGAGCAGGGTTAGTCGACTTGTCTTCCATCTCCTTGAGCATTTCTTCCCTCTCCAGAAATATCGGGGGAATTTGCAGACCTTTCAGAATCTCTAGTTCTGGTTTTGCCTGCCTGTGCTCTGGTCTCTGCCTGTGCCTGTGGCTTTAATTCAACAACTTTATCTCCACCCTCAAGTGGAACCATGCCCATTCTAATTCTTATTTCATTAGGAGTCACTACCTGCATTCTTAAATAACGCTCATCAATTTTAGATTGAGTGTCTTCATCTGTCAGGGTAAGCTCATTAAATTTAAGAATAAGGGCATCTGTCATCTCTTCAATGATCTTATTTAATTTCTTTTCCAAATTCATTTGTGCTGGACGACATACTTGCTCTCTAAATGTCTTATCGGCATCTCTTGCCACCGCCAAGTTAACTCCTTCTGGGGTTCCAATTTTATTAATTGGCACACGGTGGGATAGAAGGATTTCGTCTCTATTTGATTTACGATATACGTTAAATGAAGACTCTTGAGTTCCTGCCTCAATTGGCTCCATCTTAAATTCAGTTTTAGAATCTGGGGAATCTGGTGGAAGCGGAATATAAAGGGATCTGTGATTCTTTCCTCTTAACCCAACCTGGAAAAACTCAAGTAGCTTACGCTCAGACTCCGTAGAAAGCTTTGCTCCTTTTACTGTAATAATATAGCGAGGGACTGCTTTGTTTTCAAAGTAATCTAGGTTATACTTTCCAGCAAATTCATTTCCTGCCATAGCATTTGATGAGGCCACAATGTCTGGGATACCGTAATAGTTATTTGTAGGCGTATACTTCTTTAGGTGAATAATTTCATTCGGTCTATCTAGCCCGCCTGCAATTGGATTCTCTGTTTCTTGATCTCCAAATGTGCGGAAGAAAACTGCCTTGCCATAAAGCAATTGAATAAAGCCATCACGTAGGCGGCGCACACGCATTGTCTTTGCTGGGATATGTCCAATATATCCAATCTTACCTGCTGACGTTCTTCCGATTTCAATGTAGCCATTGCCTGTTGCTTCAACATCTGTGTAAGCCTTAATTAAAGTTTCAGTAAATGTTTCTTCTTCATTACATTCTTCTAGCCAGTCATAAAGATCTTGGCGAAGACGATTTAATTTACGACGGGCACGTTCTAATGACTTATCATCTGTAATATTATCAAAAGCTTCTTGCGTCTTACGTGTTTCAATAAAGTCGTGTCCAAGACCCACAATATTTGAAACCTTAGCATTAATTGCTGAATAGTTGTATGGGGAAATTTCGTAAATAGTTGATAAGTAGTCTAGGTTGTATGGAGGCTCAACAAGATCAAACATTGCGTAGCCAGTAACTGCTTGCTGCAATAAGTTCTGCTGAGTTTCTGTTCCATCAATACCCTGGAATCTTTTTTGAAGGTCTCTATTCATCTTGCGACGAAATGCTGGGCTAAGCCCTGAAATCTTTGTAAGCTCTTCTCCACTTACTTTAAATAAATCTGTAGTTGTTTCTTCTCTTGGAGTATTAAACTTCATCCAGTCCGCTACGTTTGAAACTACAATATCCTGAGAGTCATCATCTTCTACATACTTTGTCATTTCAATTTACCTAACTTTTTAATTTCGTCTTTATAGTTTCCAATATCAAATGGATCTGGAACTAGTCCCCATTCAAGTCTTTGCTTTTGTTCTGCAAATTCTTCGTCGTTAATTTTGCGCCTAGCGGAAAGAAACTTAGGCCCGCCTTCATATATGCCATATGAGCGAACTTCTCTAGCCAAAGCATCGATGAGGGATCTATTTCCTTTTTTGGCCGTGACTGAAAGAAAGTTCCCATCGTCATCTCCAATCCATCTGCCATCAGGCATTTCCCACACATATATCCCAAGTGGTGATTCTTCTATTACTTGACGACGTATGTTATTCATTTCCATAAGTTTTATTTTACCATTATTTACTGTCTAAGTCCAGCTTTTTGTCACTCAATGTGACAAATTTATACGCTTTGAACCACAACCCAGTCATTGTCATAGTATTCAGCAGGCAATTCTGTCAGGCTCATTACTGGATCTATTATTGTAGAAGCAGGTCTTCCGCAATATAAATCAAAATGGGTAGTAACGTCTGACTGAGTAAGCTCTCTATTATATAGCGATATGTTGTTGTATAAATTATCTGGGCCGCCTGTATTTTCATAATTAAACTGAATGGGTCCATTTACAGCCCCATCAAATACAAGAACTACGTGGTGAGGCTCTCCAGCGACCAGGAAATTGCTTATATTGGTCTGTGAGGTCTTATCTACCCCATTGATATAAACTTTGCTTATAGAGGCCTTAGAGACCACGCCAGACCCATTCCAGGCATACTTGGTGCCAGTTATTGGATCATAGAATAAAGTATTGGCTCCATTTGTTTTAGGAGTAAAAAACATCTCTACTGTATTTATAATTGAATTAGGACTTATATCAAATCCATATCCTGAATTTGGCCTAATCCCATTATTATAATGTCTCATCAGGGGAGAGTAGTTTAAGGACCCTATGGCAAATTGATTGCTAGATTCAATATAACTATTAAAATTATCAGCATAAATTTTAGACTGGCTATAAAACTTAATTGAAAAAAACGATAATCTTGGCAAGAACTTGCTGGCGTCTGTGGTAGACATAGTTATTTTAATATATAGAAGACCGCTTGTATTAAAGTTTCCCTTTCTATACTGAGGCACCGCTTCTCCATTTACACAGTTTAGGTAGCTTACCCCATCAGTGCTAGTCTGAACGGATATACCTAATTCATTACGCCATTCAATTTTAGAATTTACAAAACCTGACTCCATTGGAATGAAAATAAAGTCATCAATTACATATGATTTTGATTGGGGGGTAGAGGTTGGGATAAATCCAATATACTTTCCTTTGTCGTCATAATAAGTATTTGAATCTATAAGGCTATCCCATTCGGTATCGACCCCATAGGTGTAACTAAAATCTATTCTATTTGTTCTGTCAGAGCAAGAAAATAAAACTCCTTCTTCTGGGTTAACAACATGTATTGGCTGAATGTAATAATTAGCATCGTTATAATGTCTTTTAATAGATGCCTCGTTTAGTCCATATCGATAAACTGCTGGAGCATCTACTACAAGGTAGTCTCCCGCATCTGAAGTTGGTCCTATCTGTAGATCTAGCGATGTATTTGTAAATTTAAAATTAGAGTCTATGGTTTTATTTGCTACTTGAGTTCCGTCGATATATAAAGAAATAGAGCTTACGGAATATATGCCTACAATATGCATTGCCTTTTTGGTATAAGTTGTAGCCCACCTAATTTGTTCTGTGTCGGTAACCTTAAATACGACATCTCCCTTTTCCCAATACAAACCAATTTTATCTGTAGTGTCTGCAAATAAGGTTGTTAGGTTAGATGACTGAATAGATGGACTTACCCATAGCTCTAATGTAAAGTCATTGTCTGAAGAATATTTGTTGCCTAGCCCATTTGAAACAGATGAACCATAGAAGTCTTTTGATGTTGGTACTGTTATATAAGCAGTATTGGTTATCTTTGTTCCTGACCCGCCGCCTGGAATAATTGGCAGCATATTAGATGCAGGAGACCCTACATAAGTAGCGTTATTTCCACATCCAGAGATATCTGCGGCAGTG